CAAAGAGCATCGCGTGGGACTATTTGAAACATTATGCCGGTCCGGCCGCCGACAGAGTCCTGGAAAGCGAGCTCTCCGTTCGGCTGGGTCACAATCACGCGACCGTCCGGCTGTACGGATCGGACAATGCCGATGCTATGCGAGGTGTCTATAATGATGGGGTGATACTTGATGAGTTCGGGATGATGCGGCCCTCGGTGTGGTCCAGCGTGGTCCTTCCAACTCTCGCGGACCGGCGCGGGTGGGCGACTTTCATTGGGACTCCAACGGGGAAGAATCACTTCCACGATGTAGTTGCGCACGCCCTCCGAAATCCAGACGAGTGGTTCTATCTCTGTCTCAAAGCTAGTCAAACGCATTTGTTAAGCTCCTTCGAGTTGGAAGAACAACGACGGTTGATGGACGAGGACGAGTACGCGCAGGAGTACGAATGCTCCTTCGATGCCGCCCTCCGGGGAGCGGTCTACGGGAAGGAAATGAGAGTCGCGGAAGAAGAGGGGCGTGTCGGCCCGGAGTACCATACCGACCCGGAATTCCCAGTTCACGCTGTCTGTGACCTCGGCTTCCACGACGACACGGCCTTTTGGTTCTGGCAGACGCGTCCAGATGGGTTTCTTCTCTCTTACACTTTCTCGGATCACTTCAAGCCTATCGATGAGTATATCAACAAACTGCTTCTCCTTCCGAACTTGGGTGAAGTCTGGTTGCCACATGACGCTAAGGCAAAGACTCTCCAGACGGGAAAGTCCATAGTTGAACAGTTTCTGTATGCGGGGATTCGGCCCCGCATAGTCCCGAATATGTTCGTTCACGACGGTATAGCCGCCGCCAGGAAGGTCCTGCCGTATTGCTACTTCGCGACTCCCGGTACTCTTGACGGTGTCGAAGCTCTCAAACAATACCAACGACCGTGGGACGAGGACCTGAAGACCTACCGCGAAAAGCCACTCCACGACTGGACCTCCCATTACGCGGACGCGTTCCGTTACTTCGCGATTATAGCGCGGGCGCACACCCCCACAATCGCCATCGACGCTACTCCGAAGTCCGCGGACTACTGTTTGGAGAACCTATTTGCAGACCGAGAGAAGGCTCGGTCCGTGGTGAGAAGGATTTGAGTTCCTCGCCCATTTCGTCTAACGTCATTATTCGGGCGTCGTACATGCAGACTAAAACGTCGTCGAAACTCCAATAATGGCGACCATCTATAATGCGGCTCGGACGGCTTTCCGCTATTTCTACAAATTTCTCCGTGAGACGTCTTTGCCGTTCTTCCTTGGTTGTCTTATCGGTGCCCATATTTCTTCTCCCAGTTGGGTAGTTCCCAGTATAGCTCCGGATCGTTTACATACTCACTCGCGCGATACTTGCCAGCTTCCCAGGGAAACTCCGTACCGAAACACGTCCCTCCCCAAGCGTTTGTGTACTTGATGATGCGAACTACGGGCTCCAGGTGCTCATCGCCGGGATAGAACCCATTTCCGGCTATGATTTTGGATATAATTTCCGGTGATGTTATCGTAGACATTAAACCTCCGTCATTTGTCCTCTTTTTCATAAAGTGCTTGCGCGGGGGCACCCGCAGGCGTAGTATAGCCCAGTCAACCGGGGAGTACAAGCATGAGTTTAGTGACACTACTCATCTACCTAGTCGTGCTCGGACTGGTGTGGTGGCTCATTATCACCTACGTCCCCTTCCCTCCTCCCGGTAAAGTAATCGTCAACGTTATTTTCGTAGTGCTCCTTATTTTACTCCTACTCAGTCTGGTCGGGATTGACATCCCGCTGCGGAAATAGCGTCCGATGAGCCAATACGATGAAGCGGCGGGGTCAGGTAGTTCTTCCGGCATAATAGATAGTCTCTCCGACTACGAGACTAAGGAGCCGCACGGAGAGTGCAAGCGTTGGAAGCAGGAAATCAAGCTGGCTCAGAAAGAGCTTGACGAGTGGTGGCGGCAGGGAGACGAGTGTGAGAATCGCTACTTGGACAATAGAGATGCGGTTGAGTCCCCCGAGGAGCGGTTTAACATTTACACTTCAAATGTGCAGATTATGCAGTCTGCACTCTATAACTCCATACCTAAAGTGGAGGTTGGCCGGACTTTTAAGGATTCCAGCGACGACGTTGCCCGCGTTGCTGCGAATATCCTGCAGAGAGTGCTCCAACAAGACCTCGACTCTCCCCGCCCTGATTTCGACCCAGCTATGCGGGATGCCATTCAGAACCGCCTCGTACCCGGCTTGGGAGCTGCTTGGTGTAGGCTGGAAACTACGACTCAGGCTATACAGGGAGCCACCAATGCTCCCGACGAGATGGGCAACGTGGTCCAACAAGAAGCTTATGAGCAAGTTGTAGACCAGCAAACGAGGACGGAGCACGTACATTTCAAAGACTTCCTTTGGTCGCCGTGCCGCACCTGGGAAGAGCGTCGTTGGATAGGCAGAAGAGTGATGATGAACCGAGATAAGTTGGTTGCTCGGTTCGGGGAAGAGATTGGGCGTAAAATTCCGCTGGGAGGCAAGAAGAAATCGTCGGACGACACCAATGCAGTCAAGCCAGAAGAGCTTATCTTCAAGCAAGCAGAAGTCTTCGAGATTTGGGATCGAGAGAAGCGGTGTGTCTACTGGGTTTGTCCAGAGTGTGACTATCTCCTGGACAAGAGGCAAGACCCACTCAGCATTACAAATTTCGATCCTGCGCCTAAGCCGCTATTCGCGACTACGACTACGTCTCGGCTCGTACCGACTCCGGATCTTGTGCTTTGGCAGGATCAGTATAACGCACTGGACATCGTCAACACGCGCATTGGCTTACTCGTAGATGCGTGTAAGGTCGTAGGCGTTTACGACCGATCGTCGGAAGGTGTTCAGAAACTGCTGAAGGGCAATGAGAATACACTCATCCCGGTTGATAATTGGGCGATGTTTGCCGAGAAGGGTGGCATCAAGGGACAGATTGACTGGCTACCACTCGACATGGTGGTCGCCGCCATGGAGCAACTCCGAAAAGCCCGAGAAGACCTCAAACAACAAATCTACGAGCTCACTGGTATTGCTGACATCGTACGCGGCGCTACAAAAGCGAGCGAAACCTTGGGCGCGCAGGAGCTTAAAGCTCAATTCGCGTCAGTCAGGATTCAGTCTCTACAGAGCAGTATCGTTGAGTTTGGTACAGAAATCCTTCGCATTAAAGGAGAGATTGCCGCGCGTCACTATACGCCCGAAATCCTCGAGAAAAAGGCGAATTGTGAGAATATGGACGAGGCCGACCGTCCCTTGGTGCCCGCAGCCCTTCAGCTCCTCAAAAATCCGGGGGCTTTTCAGTGGCGAATTTCTATCCAGCCGGACTCCATGGCTCAGGTTGATTATTCCAAGGAAAAACAGGAACGCATTGAGTTTCTCGGTGCCGTATCGACGTACATGGAGAAGGCAGTACAAGCTCTTGCCGCTACCCCTCAGCTTATCCCACTTTCTATCACGCTTTTAAAGTTCGGCATATCGGGATTCCGGGTAAGCAAAGAAATCGAAGGAGCGATCGACAAGGCGCTGAAGGACATGGAACAGGCAGTGCAGAACCCGCCACCGAAACCGCCTGATCCGGCGATGATTAAAGCGCAAGCGGACGTACAGGGAATGCAAATGAAGACTAAGGCGGATGTCATGTCCACTGTGGCGAAGACCCAGGCTGACATCCAAAGCAAACGAGCGAAAACTCAGGCCGACATGCAGCAGTCGGCGGTCAAAGCTCTACATCAACAGGTGGTTCAGAATGCGCAAGCGTTGGGTACAGGACCAGGAGGGCAACCTAATCCCGGTGGACCAACAATCCAATGAAGCTGTGGGATTCGACAGAGGTGGGACCTTTTTTATTGTTCCCGACATACCGGACTTTGTCAGCCCTATTGACGGATCTGTCGTTAGTGGGCGCGCTGGTCTTAGGGAACACTGTAGGATTCACGACGTTGTTCCTACACAAGACCTCGCCGGTCTGCCCCCTCTGCATGCTGTTTCCGACTGGAAACACACAGAAGCAGAAAAACGCGAAATTAGAGAAAAATTAGCATACGAGTTTGAACATGCCAGACGAAACCGTTCCTAGCCTGCGTGACACGATCGAATCCGCTGTAAGTACAGTGGAGTCGACGACGAACGAGGCTCCGACGCCTTCCCAATCTGCTTCTCTTACCCCAGAGCCTCCGAGCTCTGATCCAGCGGAGAAATCGCAGACCTCCCCGGCGTCGGAGACCTCACCGCCTCCGAAGGAGGAGGAGAAAAAACCGTACTTAGAGCAAAAAGATGCCACGACAGAAAAACTTCCTGAGGGCACGGATAAGATCGGAAAAACGGAAACGAAATCCGAGGAAGCCGCTCGAGCACGAGTCGACCGACCCCCCGCCTCCTGGAAAGGAGACGCCAGGAGTGAGTGGAACAAGCTTCCTCTCCCGGTTCGCCAAGAAGTTCTTCGGCGTGAGCGGGACATAGACGGTCAGCTTCGCCAGTACGCCGGATTGAAGGGGTTCTCCGACGAATACGCACGTATGATCCAGCCGTACCTCCCGCGCATGCAGAATGTGGGCGTAAATCCCATCCAAGCGGCGCAGAGGCTGTTCGAGGCTGACCGCATATTGAGTTCTTCGTCCAAAGTGGACCGGGCTCAGTATTTGGCGAAGATTATTCAGGATTATGACATTGATATCCCCACTTTGGACAGCGTCTTGTCCGGGCGGGTGACTCAACAGAATGATCCGCAAACAGTTATCCGGCGGGAGATCGAGCAAGCTCTCCAGCCTGTGTTCGGTTTCATGCAACAGCAGCAACAGCAACATCGGTCGTTGGAGCAGCAACAGCAGCAGAAAGCCGACGAAATGGTCGGCAATATGGCTACGGACCCCAACTTTCCGTACTACGAGGACTTGCGGGAAGACATGGCGGACATGATAGATCTAGCGGCTGCAAGAGGGCTTGCATTAACTCTACCTCAAGCGTATGCTAGGGCTGCGGCTGCTCACCCAGAAATCGGCCCATTAGTAGTCGGGGAAATGCACAAACAACAACTTCAGCGGACGACACAGGAAGCTCAGCGCGCTAAGGCAGCTTCCGTCAGCGTCGGAGGTGCTCCTACGGGCACCCCACCGAACAGTGTCGATCCGACGGATTTGCGTGCGACATTAGAGCATTCTATTGCAGTCAACTCGAGACGCATGTGAGCCTAACGTTCCTTTTTCTTCCTGTACGGCTAAAGTCGACCACGGAGATACGACAACATAAGTATCGGGCACCGCTTCGCCCGAAGCAGAAGCGTATTGTGAAGTGGACGAGAGTTAGGCTCTCACGTCCAACGGATTTTGACGAAGTGACTGGCTCTCAGCACCCATCGTCTGCGGAAATTCAAGAAACTTTGAAATCCTACGAACCCCCTACGGTTCTTCTGACGATGGAGTCAAATTATGGCATTCGCGAACACGTCCATAACGGACATTATTGCGACGACCATTCAGTCACGAACGAAGGTCATCAGCGATAACGTAACAAAGAACAACGCTCTTCTGGCGTATCTCAAGAAGGGCGGCAACCAGAAGACATTCTCTGGCGGCAATACCATCATGCAGGAACTGTCGTTTGCTGAGAACGGCAATGCAGGATGGTATTCCGGCTACGAGACTCTGCCTGTGGCGGCGCAAGACGTCATCAGCTCGGCGGAGTATACCATCAAGCAAGCAGCCTGTCCTGTCACCATCTCCGGCCTGGAAGAACTCCAGAACAATGGTAAGGAACAGATGATTGACCTGATGGAATCGCGTATCACGGTCGCCGAAAGCACAATGGCGAACTTGATCGCGGCTTCTATCTACAGCGATGGTACAGGTTCCGGCGGCAAGGAACTGGACGGCCTGCTGAAACAAGTCCCAACCGACCCGACCACCAGCACAGTCGGGGGCATCGATCGCGCGACGTGGACGTTCTGGCGCAGCAAGATTTTCAAGGCCACAACGACCGGCGGCGCAGCGACTACCGCTTCCAATATTCAGAGCTATTTCAACCGCCTGTGGGCATCGCTCGTGCGCGGGAGTGACCGGCCGAACCTGATTATCGTGGATAACACCTATTGGGGCTTCTATATGGCGTCCCTTCAGGCAATCCAGCGGTTCACCGATTCTGGCACTGCTAACCTTGGATTCGTGACTGTGAAGTTCATGGATGCGGATGTCGTGTTGGATGGCGGTATTGGCGGATTCATGCCGTCAAGTACCGCGTACTTCCTCAACACGAAGCATCTGTTCTTCCGGCCGCATGCTGACCGGAACTTCACGTCGCTGAAGCCCGGAGATCGTTACTCTGTGAACCAAGACGCGCACGTTACGATCTTGGCCTTCGCAGGGAATCTGACCTCGGATGGCCTTCAGTTCCAGGGCAAAATGTTCGAGTAAGGAGCTAATCATGGGATATTCAGCAGTTGATCAACTGATTGGCATGACGCCTATTAGTTGGAGCGGTGTGCCGGACACGACTCAGCGGCATCCTCTTGGCCTCATCGCCAATGCCACAGATCCGTATTGGGGTGGAGCAGAGTTCATTTATCTGCAGGCTCCTTTGTCCACGGCAGTCAAGGTTGGAGCGGTATTTTCCTACGACGTAGCCACTCAGTTCCTGGCTGCGCTGATGGCGAACACGGCCATCCTCGGCAAAGCAGCGGCGATTTGCACGAACGTTGTGCCTTCTTCGGCCTCCGCTCAGTACGTGTGGTGTCTGATCAGCGGGCAAGCACCAGTCTGGTCCGCCGCGTCCATTGCGGCGAATACCGCAATCGGTATCGTGGCAGCGGGACAGGCAGGCACGCTCGCGGCAGGTAAGCAGCTCAACAACGCGCGTGTCACGGTCGCGGCGACCACTACGGTCGTCAAGGCCGGTACGCTCACGGAAAACGGTTCTACTACCATTCGGCCGCCGAACGTTGACGGCTGGTTCCCTGGTCTGGCAATCACGGGTACAGGTATCGCGGCGAGCAGCGTTATCAATTCCATTACCGGCAAGGACGTCACGCTTAACAACGCGGCGACCGCGACCGGCAGCATTAGCGCGACCGCCACGTACAACGACTCCACGAACTTTTGGAACCTCGTTGTCTGCAATCGTATTTCCATGCAGGGACCGATTACGTGATTGTTGCAGGTCAGCTTAAGTTTGACAAGAACGGGCGCGTCCTGGTTACTGAGGCTGCGCCCGTTTCTCCACCTGGAAGTTTGACGCCGGTGGACAAGGATGGCAATGCGTGTTTTGAGAACAACCTCAATCCACCATTTTTTAACGACGAAATTGGCTACGGGCTGGACGGACGATTGTGTGTGCAGACTAGTCCTCCTGTACGCGGTAGGTTGGAAAAGGGTCTGCGAATCGAGGAAACAGCGCCTATTCAGTCTTACTGGAATGGGCTCCCCTTTACTGCGGACGGCAGGCTCGCGGTGACTAAGGTGGGCACTCCTTCTCAAAGTTCTGGCTTTGACACAGGGTTTGACACAGGCTATGGCTCGTAAAACATTCTTCGACTTGAGTGCGCAAGCGGCGGCGACGTTGGCGGACAATACCACGGCTGACATCAGTCCGGCTGACGTGCGAACCATGATTACCGACTTCCTGGATACCATGCGTCCGGCCTACGGCGTTCTTACGGACTCGCCGACAGGCATCACTAAACTGGTGAACATTGCTGCGCTCCCCTTGGCTTGGACAGACATCCAGCGTGCAGACTCGCCAGAATTCACACTGTCTGCGACCAACGGGTCCATTTCCCGGCCCAGTCAAACCTGCTCTAGCCGTATCGTTTGCAGTGTGGACGTGTACGGACCGCAGGGTAAAATCATCACCGGGCAGCTCGCCAACAACGGCGTAGCGACACAGTTTAAGAGTACAATCACGTGCGGAGGCCCGACAAAACCAGAAACGTTGTTGATAACAGGGGTCGTTACGGCGGCGGTTAATCCGCTGTTCCAGATTTATGTGAACACAGACTCCGATGGCGTATCCTTTACATTTAAGGATGGCGTATTCGCGGTCGAGAATGTGCCCATGAGAGGCGGAACAACGACTCAGCGGGCGGCTCCTCCAGCACCCGCACATCGGACGACTGCTTCTTCAGCAAGGGCCAAGAAATAGGAGACTACAGTGGCAGCAGTGATTTCAAACTTGCAGTTCAGCGACCAAGACGTACTGAATCCAAAGTACGCGAGTGACAAGCGTCTTATCGCCAAATTTTACAAGAATGCGATTTTCAACGAATTTAAGAGCAACCAGGAAGGTCGCGCCATTTACGATGAGATCGACTACATTCGCATCATCACGCCCGGTTCGCGTGATGACTTCCGCACGGAAGTAACCGTCGAATATCAGCGCCGGTTCCCCGAGCAGTGGGCGCAGTACAAGGCCTCCCAGGAACAAGCAGTGAGCGGGACGCCGATTAACATGGTTCCGTGGCTTTCTATCGGTCAGGTGGAGGAGCTTAAGTTTTTCCACATCACCACGGTAGAGCAGATTATCGATGCGCCCGACACCATCGCGCAAAAGTTCTCGGGGTTTCAGTCGCTCAAGCAGAAAGCAAAAGCCTTCCTGGATTCTGCTTCTAGCGAGGCCGAGAAGACCCGCTTGGAAGGTGCCCTGAAGGAGCGAGACGCAAAGATTTCTTCCCTGGAGCAGAACCTCGCGGCTATGGGGCAGAAACTGGACCAACTACTTGCGAAGAAGTGATCCATGGCTTATCCTCCTCGCGACACGGTTGCTGGCATAATCAACGCTATTCAGGCGGAGTTCAGCCTGCAATCTAGCGTGACGGATGCTACAGGTCTCAACCTTACCGCGCTGATTAACTCCGCGGGGAGAGAGTTAGTTCTCACGTATCCTTGGCAGCAACTCAGCCGGGACTTCACGGTGACGTTGACTGGGCTTACTGGTGAGTACGACCTGCCCGACGACTGGGAGTACTTCGAAGACCAGACACAGTGGGACTCGACAAATCATTGGCCGCTCATGGGGCCGACGAGTGCCCAAGAGTGGAAGTGGGTTAACGAAGGGAACATTGGGGTGGCTGGACCTCGCATACGCTACCGCGTGCGCGCGAACAAGTTCCAAGTGTTTCCCTCGACGGAAACTTCCACCTTGAGCATGGAGTACATCAGTGGGATGTGGGTGGAAAGCACTGATGGCAGCGAGGAGTATCGCACCGTACAGAACAGCGACAATGTTGTCCGGCTGGACCCGTTCCTGCTCCAAAAGTACGCCAAGCTGAAATTCTGGGAAACGAAGGGCTTTGACACCACGGCGTTCAAGGACGACTTCCTGCGGGTGTACTTCGGCCTTATTGGAAAGGACAAAGGCGCTCCCGTACTGAACCTGTCACGCAGACCCAACATAGGACTCTTGACGGTCAATAATGTCCCAGACGGTAACTGGAACACCTAATGCCCGCGATTCCTAAAAGAGCTGTTCCGCGCGTCAACCAGCCAGCGACTATCCCCTCCCCGGTCGGCGGGCTAAACGCGCGCGACACGCTTATCACTATGAAACCGGAGGACGCTCCCCTCCTAAAGAATATGATTGTGGAGCCTTACGGCGTCGGCGTGCGTCGGGGTTACATCGAGCACGCGACTGGTCTGGCTGGCGAAGTCCAAACTATACTCACTTGGGTATCAGGCACCGGCTCTAAGATGTGGGCCGTGCTAGACAACAGCACCATCCGGTGGATGAAGGAAATCACAACTGCTGACGACTATACGGGTGATCCGGCGGACATTTCCGGGCTGGCGACCGCGCAGTGGCGGCAGACACAGTTCGCCAATTCCGCTGGACAACATATGGTCGCGGTCAGCGGTTTTGACAACCCCATTGTCTACAACGCGACGGCGGGCCTCACGCGATTGACTTTAGGAGATGGCGTAACTCCGTACACGATAGCTGGCGTCAATCCCAACCTTTTCATTTCCGTCTGTATTCACCAGAAGAGGCTGTGGTTTGTCGAGAAGAATACCATGAAGGGATGGTACTTGCCGACAGACGCGGTCTATGGCACGGTCACTAAGTTCGACTTCGGCCCGATTTTCGACAAAGGCGGTTATCTGGTCGGCATCTTTACGTGGTCTAAAGACACTGGCGGCGGGCCACAGAACTCCCTAGTTGTAGTTACGAGCGAGGGGCAACTTGCGATTTACGCGGGCATCGACCCGGCGTCGGCTAGTACGTGGGCGCTCACTAGCGTAAACTTCATCGGTGCTCCAGTCGGATACAACTTCGGTGCCAATACTTCTGGCGATCTGTTGCTGCTTACGGAGCAGGCTCTAATCAGCCTGAACCTTGCGACTCAGGATGCCGAAATTGGCATGGATTCTTCCAGGCAATTGAGCGCCAAGATTCAGCGTCTGTTGGCTGTGACCCTTTCCGGCAACCAAGACGAGTATGGCTGGCAGGTCATTGAGTATCCGGCATTGAATCTAGTGTTGTTGAACACGCCAACAACAGACAGCGGCATTTTCCAATTTGCCGGACAGTCCGTCACGAAGGCGTGGTCTACGCTAGAGGGCTTTGATGCTCTGTGCTGGCGGCTGTTTCGGCAGGACATGTTCTTTGGCACAGCGGATGGCGTTGTCTACCAAGGTCTCACAGGCTTCCTGGACGGCGTAGCCTTAGACGGTTCCGGTGGTTCGGCGATTGAGTTTGAGGCACAACAGGCATTCAGCATCCTTGAACATTCGGGGCCGAAGTACGTGTCCATGGTTCGGCCGTCTATAGTTTCTGGAGCAATTCCCAACATTCTCGTTGGTGTGCTGTTCGACTACAACGTGGAAACTGTATTCGGCGATCTTGCTATTGCGGCTGTGGACGCTGCTTTCTGGGACGCAGACCTGTGGGACTCAGGACTGTGGGGTTCTGGCTTGCTGGTCAACCGCGAATGGACCACAGTTGGGGGCGAAGGATACGCATGCTCTATCCGTTTAAGAGGTCGAGCCACTGACGAAACGTTCTGGATTGCCACAGACTGGATATTTACTCCGGGCGCGGGGCTATGATCGTATTTGACAAAGACCCGTTTGGTCTGTACGCAAGCTGGATCTGCCATCGGTTGCAATACGCGCCGACGACCCACTTTCGCACACTCTCGCGCGTGGAAGGCGCTCAGATACGTGGCGTTGTCGGGTACGACAACTGGAATCAGGCAAGCTGTATGATGCACGTTTGCGGTGACGGAAGGTGGCTTACTCGCGAACTGTTGTTCGCAGCTTTTAATTATCCGTTCACCATCTGCGGCCTGAACTGTGTGTTCGGGCTGGTGCCGTCCGGCAACGAAGAAGCCTTGCGGTTCGATCGGCACTTGGGGTTCAAGGACGTGGTTGAGTTAAAGGACGCGCACCCGGACGGCAGTATGTTCCTGCTGCGCATGGACCGTGCGGATTGTCGATGGTTGGAGCCGATACATCATGAAGGCAAGCGCGCCATCAGCGTATGACAAGCTAGCGGCGGCGAAGGCTGCTCAGCCGACTGGCACTGCGTCGCAGTCGTACAAGCCGCTGAGCTGGACTCCGCCCACATTCGGCGGAAACAAGTTCCAGGCCGGAGTCATGCCGCAGCAACTCCAGCCAGGACAGGTCCAGTACGACACCTCCACGCCAGGACGACAAGGTGTGGTCGCCGCCGCTCCGAGCAACGCGGACATCGGGGCACTCTACGCGAAGGCGAAGCCGGTCAATATCCCCTTGCCGCTAGCTGTGGCGAATAAAGGTAGTTCACAGGCTACGTTCAACCGCTTGTCGCCACAAGCGCAGGCGTTCGCGAACGCCGCCGCTCTGCGCCGCGACGCAGCAATGGCGAAGGTTCAGCAACAGATTGACGCTCAGAAGCAGGCGGCTCAGGCAGCGAGAAACGCCACGGCGCAGAACTGGGCGTACAATTCTCAGCAGTGGGGTGGTGGCGGAAGTCAGCAGGGAATGCCGATAGCCGCTCAGTTTAATACTCAACCGGGACATAGATAATGGGCGGAAAATCGAGTCCTTCCCCACCTGACTACACTCAAGCTGCTCAGCAGACAGCGGCGGGTAATCTGGAGATGGCGCGGGCGGCAACTGCCGCAAACCGGCCGACTCAGGTTACGCCGTTCGGTACGTCTTCGTGGTACAACACTCCGGGCACCGACGAGTGGGTACAGAACGTCGAGCTTGACCCGGATACGCAAGCCGCGTTGGAAAGTCAGCAAAATGTCCAGAGGTATATGTCCGATCTGGGCACGAAGTACATGGGCAGGGTCGAGGAGAGTATGGACAAGCCATACACCGACCTTGGCCCGATGGAGCAGCAAAACCTGGGAGCAATGCCGGAACTAGGCTTCGGCGCAGTCCAGCAGATTCAAGACGCAATGATGGAGCGCCTGAATCCTGGCTTGCAGAAGCAACGCTCAGCAGCGCAACAGCGGCTCGCTTCTCAGGGCATCACGTTGGGCAGCGAGGCGGAGGGCGACGTTCAACAGCAACTCAATGAGTCGGAGAACGCCGCTAACCGGGAAGCCTTGCTGTCTGCGATGGGCGCTTACGGAGACATCACCGGGAGGCAACTCCAGGGCAGACAGCAGCAGATGGCGGAGTACGCTCAGCGCCAGCAGGGTCGGCAGCAGCAACTGACCGAGCAAGCGTACGAGCGCAACCTTCCGTTGAGCGAGCTGAATGCTATCCTGCGCGGCAATCAGGTGCAGGCTCCGCAGTTCAGTAGCTTCCAGGGTCAGGGTGCAACTGCGGGACCAGATCTTAGTGGGGCTGCCGAGTCGCAGTATCAGGCAGCACTGGGAGGGTCCAACGCGAGCAAGGCGGCGGGCGCTGGACTTGGAAGCGCGGTCGGTGGATTGCTCGGTACGTTTATCATGCCTGGAGTTGGAACAGCCGCCGGAGCTAGCATCGGCGGTATGCTTGGAGGGTCATAATGGCACTTCCTGTTTACACAGATCCAAACGCTGGCGGGGACGTCTACGACCCGCAGGGTGCGGACATTCAGCAGGCTATGCTTGCCGAAGCTCTGCGTCGCCAGAAGCTGCGAGAGCAGCAGGCTCAGGCTGGCGCGTATGCGCCGATGGGCGGTCAGATGGTGGGGACACAGCGGTATCAGCACTACGTCCCGGACTATGGCGCGGGCTTCCGCAACATGGCGAATATCATCGGCTCCAAGGGCGAGATGGCTGGCGCTCAGGGCGCGTTCGACAAGCAAGCGCAGGCTCGTGCGTCCCGGGAGCAGCAAGAGTTCGAGCGGTGGAAGGCTATGCAGCCGAAAGCGCCTGTCGCGCCTGCTCCTGCTCCGGCTCCTGCGGCGGCGGCTCTTCCGCAGACGATGGACAGCATAGGGGGATCCCCCGGCCCAAAAGCTCCGGGGGCGGGTTTCCAGCAGGTTGGATATGAGCCTGACGCGGAAGCTCCGCTCCCTGATCTTACTCCCGTGGGCGTGGGTGAGGCTTTGGATGATTCAGAGGAGGATGACGAAGGAGACGACTCCTTCAACCTCGAGCCCGGAGAAGAAGACTTCGATAACGCCGACACCACCGACGACGGAGATACCGGCGATACTGCAGAAGCCGAAACGACCCCGCAAACACAAGTAGACAGCACGTCCATCGGCCAAGATGTCACACCACAGGAACCGAGTGCGCTTCGCGCGGCGTTTGAACAGACTGCTGCGCAACCTCCTACGGCGGCGGGAACCGTCACCCAAGGTGGAACGCCACTCGCCACGGCACCGAACGACGAGCGCGCGATGTGGCTTCTCCAGGGCATGCAGAATTTCCCCAAGCTGAGGCAGGCGTTGTCCCACGCCTACGCTCAGGAGTCCGCAGCAGGGAAGAAACGCGCGCCAATCAACCTCGGCCAAGGCGTCCTGTACGACCCGAACACCGGGCAGTATCTCGCTTCCGAGGAGTTTAAGAACAGAGTACAGGGTAAGTCGAATCTCAAGCGCGAGGAGCAGTATCTGCAGTTCCTCAACCAGCGCGAGCTGGAGCTTACGCGGCAGATGGGCCGCGCCAAGAGCTTCGAGGAACGCGGCAAGTTCGAGGCTTTGCGCGCCCAGATTGCCCGCGAACGCATTATCTCGCAGGAAAAGGTTGCCAACATCAAGGCCGGAGCCAAGGTCAAGGCGGCGGGAGACATCGCGGGTGCTATCCGCGGCAATAAACTCCCGGCAGCGGCAGCGAAAGGCATCCAGGAGTCCCGGCAGAATATGCGCCGCGCCGAGGAAGCTCTGTCGGCGCTGGAGGGTAATCCGGACGCCGTGGGCTTTAAAGGATTCGCTCCGCAAGCTTGGCTGAACCGAATGGACCCGAAAGGCGTGGAGGCGCGGGCGGCAATCGCAGACCTTGGAAGCATGATTGTGCATGACCGGTCTGGCGCGGCAGTGACGGCGGCGGAGTTCCCGCGCTTGCAGCCGTTCATCCCGGACATTAGGGACGACTTCGAAACCGCCCGGAAGAAGTTGCGCCGGTTCGTGCAGGTCTACAAGGAGTATGAGCAGTCTTGGATAGGGCTTATGGGCGAGTCCTTCGGCGGGGAGCCTACTCCTAAGGGACCGCCGGGAAGTTCCTCGCAGCCGACGTACAAGTATGATGCTCATGGGAACCCAATGAAATGATCATTAACGTGGCCGGCGACGACATTACAGTTCCGGACGGAACCACCAAGGAGAACGCGGACCGCATTGCTCGCATGCACCTTATCCGGGTGGGCAAGCTGAAGGCGGAGACCGGCCCCGCGCTCACGCGCCAGTCCGTGCAAGAGGAAGTAGCTGCCCGAGACCCGAACTTGTGGGACAAGTTCTGGGGAGGCGGCGTCGGTGTACGTGCGCGCGAGATGGCTGCGGGCCTTCAGGCTCCGTTCAAAGACTTAACGCCTGAACAGCGCAACGTTCTCAACACCGCCCGCGACGTTCGCAGTGCCGAAGGACCAATGGCTAACATCGGCAGCGCGGCAGCGGACGTCGGTGTAGCGGCGCTCCCTCTTGCCAAGGCGGCGGCACTCGGGACTAAGATGGCTCCGGGCACGGCAGCTTTGCTTACTCAAGCACCGAGCGTTATCCCCCGCATCGCGGCGACCGGAGCCGTTGGCGCGGGCCTCGGCGCGGCACTGACCCCGGACAATCGCGGCAAGGCGGCGGCAGTCGGCAGCACAGCGGCGCTAGGCCCCGCGCTGGGAGCAGCGAACCAAGCTCTGCGCGCCCGAGGAGCCATTCCAGGCAAGACCTTGGTCGAAACCTTGAAGGCTCTTAAGAAGATTCCGAACAAACTTCAAGCTCTTAACACTGTCGGTCTTGGCGGCATAGCCGGTGCTCAGATGGGCTTGCCTGTCGGCGCTGCGGCTTCCGCTGCACTGCCTCCAGCAGTTGGAGCATTCGGCTTGTCCGAAGCGTCCCGTGTTTTCCCTGAAGCAATGCCGGGGATAATCTACGGTACTTCTGAAGAAATTATGAGGTAATCATGCCACGTAACTCCTTCGGCGTCTACTCGCTGCCGTCTGGCAACCCGGTCGTTGCGGACACGATTATCGAGGCGAGCGGTTGGGCGAACCCCACGCTGGACGATATAGGGAGCGAGATTACAGGTTCCCTCCCGCGCAACGGCACTGCGGGAATGACTGCCGCGCTGAAGATTGCCGATGGTTCCGTCAGTGCTCCTGGTTTGTCATTCACCGCCGCTGCGAACACCGGGATGTGGAGGAACAGCAGCAACATCGCTTGGTCCATCGCTGGAACCAAGAAGTTAGAGCTGTCCGCTACGTCGCTGGATGTAACGGGTAACTTTTCGGTCTCCGGCACGACCTCATTCACCGGCAGTGTGACCTTTACGGGAACAATCGCTGCGGCGGGTGCGACGTTGACTGGAGCGTTAAGCGGAACTACTGCCACATTCAGTGGAGCTATAAACGCGAATGGTGCGACGCTGACGGCAGGCTTGACTGGAACTACGGGTACATTCTCAGGGCTGGTGACTGCAGGAAGTGTTTCGGCGGCGTCTGTTACTGCGTCGGGAGCAGTGCAAGGTGCGACCGTCGTCGCAACTGCTTCCATGACTACCGTAGACATGACGGTCTCTGGCTACGAGCAGCACACAGCCACGACCGGCATGAAGCTTCCGGCTGGAACTACGGGACAGCGGTCAGGTTCCCCCAATGCCGGAGACATTCGTTTAAACACCACCACTGGACTTGTCGAATATTGGACTGGTTCCGCGTGGTCTACGTTGACTGGCAGTACCGGCGGCTCAGGGATAACGGCTCGTCAATCCATACAGAGCGGTCCGCTGGACAGCAGTGGACAACCCAATGCGCTGAAGACTGGCAGTGGACTGCGCCCGTCTTTGACTGGTATGACTACCGATTCGTTAGTGCTCGCTTCTGCGGCAGGCTTTGGCTCTAATGGAGCAATTGATAATGTAGAAGTCTTCAGTAGTGATATCACCGATCCTTTTGGTGCTGATCTTCCGGCCAACAATACGAGCTTCATTTACCGATCGATCGCCAGCGCATGGGGACAGACCCTCATCCCCCCACAGTACGGAGAGGTGTACGACCGTACGAAGAACGTGCTCATGCACTTCGAGGGAACTAACACTGCGACTACTACGACCGACGACTACGGGAATACCTGGACTGCGAACGGCAACGCACAAATCAGTACTGCTCAGTTCAAAGTTGGCTCGTCGGCTACGCTGCTCGACGGCACTGGTGACTTTTGGCAGAACACTGAGATAACTACCCTCACTAATGAGTCTTGGACTATAGAGGGGTACTTCCGCTGGGTCACTCTACCCACAGCCGGGACTAAGCAGGGTTTGTTCTCGCTTAGTAATGCTGGCAACTTCGGTATTGACTTTCAGCTTGACAATACGGCAGGTACGACTAAGCTTAACGTCTACCTGTCGTCCAACGGCACGTCTTACGACATCGTGTCCAATGGGCTGGGAACCAGCACGACGTGGGCGACCGGTACGTGGTATCACTTAGCTATCGTTTACGACGCGCTGGCTGGGAAGTACTTCATGTATAAGGACGGCGTGCAGGACTACACCTTGACGTCCGCCCTTACTGTCTGCGTTGGGACTAAGGCCCGCATCGGCCGCGCATCGGCTACCAATGACCTCAACGGGTACATTGACGAATTCCGTATAACTATCGGTGCGTGTCGCTATCCGAATGGCACGACGTTCACACCGTATACGACAGCACGTTCGGTAGAAGGCCACTTCTTCAGCATACCGAAGATGAAGATGTACGAGGCTACCGCAGCATCCGCGTCTGCAGGAACCGATCCTACGCTGACTGCTCGCGATGTTTTGTATATCGGTGAAGCAGACACCTCCGGTGCGGCGGTCACTGCGGTGAGAACCTACGGTTATCGCGGACGTTACGAGTCCCCGGGCGTTACGCCAGCGACTGCTGGAACGGCACAAGTGTTCAGTCACAACCTTGGCAGTCCGCTACACTACCTGGATGTGCGCCTAGTCCTGATAGCGGGTAAGTCGGTTACGATTTTCACTACTCAAGGTGAGGTCGCCGACTTGAGCACTAACTACGTAGTCGCTTCCGTAGGTCGTGGTACAGGTATGTATTCAACCTCACGAAACTCAGTAGGGGTTCGGTCTGCTACGGCTTACGAAGCTGTCGGGTCGGCGGGCGGAGGTTCTTGGCTTCCAACAGACACCCATTTGTTCCGGGTGAACGTAACACGGAGATGGTAATGGCCTCTATTCGCGACATACTAAAGAAACTGATCGAGAAGGCTGGCCCTCCGCAAACCGGAGCAGGGGTCTACGGACGCGCGGGCGGCGTTGCTCCGGGTGCTCCGACCAAGCCTATTCCTGGTCTGCAGACCAATCTGGCCGGACCTGTGGCGCAGAGAAACTACGGCCCGGAGGTAAGCGAGCTGCCGACGCCTACTCCTGTTCAGCCAGTCCCGGCGACGGCGGCTACGCCTCCGCCCGCCGCACTCACACAAGCTCTGCGAGCACCGGCTCCGCTGCCGCAGGGTCAGCCAGTTGGGGCAGACGTGGAGACCGTGCCGTTCCAGCCGCCTCCACTCGACCCGGGGACTCCGCTGGCCCCGCCCCCTCCACAGATCCACGAGGCTGGGCAGCAACTCGCGCCTCTTGATTATTTGGGTGACGGAGAGGGCGGTGAGCAGGCGGGGGGAGAGAAAGGCGCACTTGACCTTGGCTCCATCCCCATCACCATCGGCGACGATGAAGGCGAGAACGACGCCGAGATTGAACGTTTAGCAACAGAACTCGCGAAACGCATGTTGGAGGCCCGAGGAAAATAGAATGTCAGTCGCCCTCATTGTGATGGTTCTCCAGTACCTTACGCTCAAAGGAGAGGTTATAGATACGAGGGTGATCGGAGGTATGCACAGTATGGGCGAGTGTGAAGTGGTTGCGATCAGAGCCGTGCTTGACAATCCCAGCAAGAAGGCTCATGTGAGCGCGACTTGTATGGAAGAAGACCAAGTTGAACAGTTCCTAAAAGACCTAAAACAATGAACAATTTCCCCACGCGGAGGCTAGACCATGACTCAACTCACAAGTGTGAAGCAGACACTTCTTAACCTGCGAGAAGAAGCAGACAAACTACCCCCAGAGATGCAGGCGTTCGCCGACGAGACAGTGCTCGTGTTGGCTCAGCTCTGGGGTTACATGTCTCACAACGTGATGACAGAACGCATAGACAGAGACCATGAGTAGTAGCAGACGTCGTTAACCACAACAGGAGGTCGTATGAGTTGTCAGTGCGATAATTGTGTGTGCAATCCCCCGATCGTGAATGTGCCCACGTTCCCAAGCCACCCGATCGTCCTTCCGCCGGGAGTGCCGCCGTTGTACCCGACGCACCCAATCGTGATTCCGCCCGGTAGCTGGTATCCGGGAACGCCAAGCCATCCGATTGCTCTGCCGCCCGGTGTCCCGACGCACCCAATCTATAATCCTCCGGGCGTGAACATACCCACGTTCCCGACGCAGCCGATTTACTGGCCGGACCCAAGTCCCGAGCACCCGATTGTGCTGCCGCCCACGGAGCCAGATGGTCCTCCGCCCGGTTTCAAGCAGGTGTCCGAGGACTACACGCCTCCAGAGAACACCGGGGAGAACTACTTCGTGGCTAAAGCGGAGACAGTTCTGCCAGTCGGGCCGATTGGCTATTTGATTATGCCAATCTTCCCGGAAGTAACTCCGCACGTGAAGAAACAGGAAGGCTAGAGTAAGTCGTACAGGAGGGCAAGGAATATCCTCCAGTGAAGTTGCCAGAAGTCTCGTGTGAACGCGCGTCCGTTTAGAACGGCGCGCGGGAGCATGAGAGGGAATCCGGTAATGAAGATGGCTAGTTTCATAGACGGGATCAGAGCTTTTAAACGCCCGTAGCGGCCTCTGAAGTACGCGGGCGGGCCAGCGTACCGGCCCGCCCGCCCGCGCGGCGTGTGAGGGGTTTTAAGCCCGTTTGCGGGCAAGATCTTAGGGGGTGCCATGCCTACCAGTCAGCAGCTAAGTTCAGCTCTTCGGAAGCCCAAAGGGACCGACAAAGTTGGGAAGGTAATGCACGAATTTAAGACCGGGACTTTGCACAGCGGAAGCGACACCGGACCTGTGGTGAAGAACCGGAAGCAGGCTATCGCCATTGGCCTGAGCGAACAGCGCAAGAAGGAGGGTCTGTAAATGGGCGGCATTTCAACCAATACAGTACGGCAGTTGCGATCCGACCCAGACCTGGACCAGGATCTGTACAATCAGCCTGCTCCCCCGCCGCCGCAAGCCATCTCCAACAGCTTGCGAAAGTCCAACAAGTTCTACGTTCCGGCGGGCAAGACACCTCAGCAAATCCAGCAGGAGCAGGAGGCTGCTCAACAGAACTACCTGCTAAATCTGCGGAAGAACCGAAGCGGGAAGTATTAATCATTCATTTTCGTTTCGGGGCCGATGAATGCTTGGAGTTTTTCTTTCATTTCCTCTTCTGTCTTTCCATAGAAGATTAAGAACTCTAATCCGTCAAACTCGGCTATGATCGGCATATCTTTTTGGAGCATCTCCAGGTTTTTGGCACTGAGACCAAAACCATACAGATTGCCTGCGCGGAATTTAATCATGTCCGTTCATTACCGGGCAGGACCGTGTCGCCCTTCTCTATCTTTTCCAGCCACAGCAGTTTCTTGCGGAGGATGTAGCAGGCGTTAGGGTCCATGTTGACACTGCACTGGTAGTGGAGCGCCTTCATTTCCAACTCGAAGCTTTTGACCAACTGGTCGCCGTAGTCCGCGGTGGACAACAGCACTGCTAGGATTAACGAGTTCATATTCGCATTCCTTTGGGTGAGTTAACAGCAACCCCTAGTATACCATAGACATACTGCCGATGCAAATCCCCCGCAGGCCGGGTTGAGTATTGTGAGGGACCCGGCGCTCCTCAGCGACTACGCAGTGGCATCGAAGTTGGGGAATACTTCGAAAAACCAACTCCCAGCCCGAAGCAAGCAAGGATAGCTCTCCATGGGAACCGCCCGCGACGTATTGGCCCCGAGGGGCTGATTACTCTTCCCAGTTGCCGGAAGCTTTTTCAAACTCAATAAGCTTTTCCAGGAAGTGCCTTGCCTTTTCCAGGTCGGCAAGGCCGTCCTTCTGTCGCCAGCGGAATACGTACTTGAAGATTTGGGCCTCCATGTACGGCATCTTGTGTATTTGCACGAAGTCCCAGTGCTCTATGGGGAAGCCTTTGTAATGCTCGCCCCCAATTTGGCGATCGTTCGCCACCGACTTTTTCATAGCCATAATTGGATTTCCCCTTTGTTCGTGGGGCACCCGGAGGCTCGATGACCAAATCTACCTCCGGGCTCCACTTTCCCGTGTCATTGTCACAGGTTTACGCGCCTACGCGTCTGACACGGTACGCAACCATTATACGCCAGACTACGCAGATAGACCAGCTAAATAATGCCGAGCAGCGGCTCGCCAGTCTTCGGCGATACACAGGTCCAGAGGCCTGGGCGACTTCTCTTTCCACGCCAGCCACATTGGGACTGCAACCGCCTGAAACCACGAATCGTTATACCGCAGAAGTTCCGGCCGGTCGTTTTCGACAAATGCTCGACAGTCCGCCAGCCACTTTTCCCAAGCAACAGTGATCATGGGCATGGCCTCCACCCCGCCCCGACTGTGTGGGAGCGTGTAGTAGTCCTCCACGAACGGCCTCTCGTAGAGGTGCCGCTTGGGGACATTCTCGTAAATGTGTAGATTGTTAGTCATGTGGTAGTAGGATCCGAGCAGGTGGCCCGTTCCATGCGCCACGAGCTCATGCAGCATACTGAAGTGGACCACGTTCGTGCCACACATCCCCCAGATTAGGTCGTTGCTGCGATTGGTGACGGTCATGTTCAGCCGGTCCTGCGCCAGCCGAAAATAGATTTGCGTGTTACACGGAAGGTCCTTGCTGTCCACGCCACAGTCCGTCCGCGGATCCCACATGGTTATCACCGCCCGCCGAGTCAGCGGGTCTTTCTTAAGTAGCCGGATTACAACCTCTATCTGGTCCACTCCGAAGTGCTCTCGCCAACGATATCCATAGGCTCCATTGAATATGCTACCATCATCACTGAACTCTCGCATACGAGAATTGAACTGCTCAACATAGGGGACGTCTCGTCGCCCTGCCAGCATCCAAAGGGCTTCAAAGAGGTGGAAAAACGGGTTGATTCGCCGCTCGGGCCATAAAAGCACTCGCTCCATGGGTCGTTTGTATTCAACAATCGCAGGGGCGGGTAGAGTGAGGACCATCCCCACGCGGGTCGGTTCTCGGACGCCAGAAGTGGTAAGAGTCCAACAAGCATTCGTGATAACGCCATGAACATTCCTCTCCGCAATCCAATGTATCATTCTATACTCCAGGGTAGTTTTGTCTTGGGCGACCCTCACCGCTCGAGGCTCTTACATACTTGTCAAACTCGCACAAACAGTTCTGCATGTCCTGTGCGTCGACGTCCGCTACATTCTTAACGCACTCTCGTAGGATGTTGACGCGTGTTCGGAACTCCAACTCTCGGATGGACCTGTTCAGGCGCTGTCCCATGAGTCTGTTCATGCCTCGCAGGGAGCCTGGGCCTGAGATACACCATGTTTTGAGGTCCAGTGCCCTCGTTAGCGGGTGGCCTTTCGTGTTCTTAAGGTCCGCCACAATCTGCCCCGCCAGGAAGTTGGACACGCCGTAGAAATTCAATAGCACGCCGGACACCTTGCTGAGCGTGTCCCCCTCCAGCGGGCGGTATGCTGCCTTCGCTATTGGGTCAAGAACGTACTTGATTATATACGGCGACTTGAGCATGTCCACACCGTTCGTGGACACTATGTATGCCGACGACCAAACTTTTTCTCCTCTCGCTGCTCTATTCTGAACTTTTTTCAGAGCGACTGTTGGATCCCACACTAATGGGAACCCCAGTTCATCCAGGGTATCGGGCCAGTTGAAGAATCTGGCGATCGCCATGCCGAGGGTGTAGTTGGGATGGTCCACCCATCCGCCCCAGCTCTGGCGTATCCATCGCGTTACCCGGTCGTCTTCTCGGTGAACATTACAGAAGCGGTATTTCTGGAGAATTGGGTCCGTGGTCCAGGGCTTAGGGTCGCCCCTCTCACGCTTACTGCGGATTAGCTCTCGCTCTTTGATCCAGTATCGTAGCGTTTCGAGCTTTGGAAAGCTTTCTTCCATTGACATACGACGTCCAATCTAGGCTGTCCGCCCCAAGCAACTTTAGTCTTCTTTTCCACAACACTGACAAAGCCGGGATGTAAAGCCGCGAGTTTCTGCACACTCGCATTGTGCGCCTCCATGCTCCGATAG